CCGCAAGAGTTCCAGAACATCGCGCTCGGTCCTGAGCGCGCAAAGCTGTTCCGCGACGGCGGGCTGAGTGCTGAGCGCTTTGCCGAGCTGCAGCTGGATCGGCAATTCAAACCACTGACCTTGGAACAGATGAAGGCTCTTGAGCCCGAGGCGTTCCGCAGGGCAGGCATCTAGCCGGCAGGGCCGGCAAACCTAGTCTCCGGGAGACACCATGCTCGATTTTGAACGCGACAGCCTGGAAGGGCTGGATGAAGGCCTGCACGGCTTTTATGAAGAAAAGGGCGGCAAGTACCAGCTCAAGGTCAATGGCATCCCGCAGGGCGAGGATGTATCGGGCCTGAAGGCGAAGCTCGAGGAACTGCTCGGCGAATCCAAGGCGGCGAAGGCGAAAGCCCGTGAGGCCGAGGAAGCAGCCAAGAAGGCCGAGGAAGAGCGCGCCCGCAAGGCTGGTGACGTTGAGGCGCTAGAGAACAGCTGGAAAGAGAAGCTGACCAAGCGCGAACAGGAGCTGCTGGCCGAGCGCGAAGGACTGGCGGGGCAGATCAAGGATCTGACCGTTGGCCGTGCTGCAACCGACCTGGCCGCCGAACTCGCAGTACAGGGCAGCGCCAAGGCTCTCCTGCCGCACATCCAATCCCGTCTGAGCATGGATATCCGTGATGGTCAGCCGACTGTCGTCGTTCTCGACGCCAACGGCAAGCCCAGCGCGGCGACCCTGGAAGAACTGAAAGCAGAATTCGTCAACGATCCGGCTTTTGCGCCGCTGATCGTCGGCAGCAAGGCGTCTGGCAGCGGGGCTGGCGGAGCCAAACCGGGCAGCGGGGCTGCATCGGACAGCAACACCAAGGCCGAAGCCGCCAAGAAGGCGGGCGACGTGGCCGGTTTCATCTCCGCACACCTGACCAAAGGTAACTGATAAATGGCTAACGAAAACCTCTCCTCGTCGCTGTCGGCCCTGCTGAACGACAAGGTCATCAACGAAGCGTTCGAGATCGCGCGCTCCAACCGCACCGGCATCCTGCAGACCGTGCAGTTCGGCACCGCTCGCGCTCCGTACGAGGGCTACAAGCTGTCCTGGCTGGATATGCGCGTCGACGCTACCAGCTCGCCGACCACTGCCGAAGCGCTGGCCGCCGCTACCACTGTCGCAGTGGCTGACGGCACCAAGTTCCGCGCAGGCATGACCGTGTCCCCGGTTGGCTCGGACGAAGTGCTGCTCGTGACCGCAGTGTCCGGCAACAACCTGACCGTGACCCGCGGCTTCGGTGGCACCACTGCCGCGACCATCGCCTCCGGCACCGTCCTCGTGATCGACTCCGTGGGTCGTGAAGAGAACTCCGGCGCTGAGAACGATGGCATCTTCCAGCCGGACCCGGTCGAGAACTTCTTCCAGACGATGGACACCGCCGTCGAGTTCTCCCGCCGCGCGCTGGCCACCATCCAGTTCGGCAACACCAACGACCTGAGCTTCCAGGTCTCCGAGCGTATCCGTCAGCTGACCATCCAGATGGACCGCGCACTGGTCCGTGGCCGTCGCGCCACCGCTACCATCGGCACCAAGCCCGTCAGCTATACTGGCGGCCTGCGCTTCTTCCTCGATCAGGCCGGCGCGATCAACGTCGACAACTCGGCCGCCGTGCTGACCCTGGACGCGATCAACGCGCTGAATGCAGAGATCGTAAGCCGCGGCGGTAGCGCCAACACCGTCGCGGTCGGCATCAAGCAGGCTCGTGCGCTGTCCGCCTTGGTTTCGGCCAACTACAACAGCCAGCGCCTGGCCGAGTGGAGCGCGGACGAAGGCTCCGTGCTGCAGCTGCCGAGCGATCTGCCGCTGGTGGGTAACGTCAACCGCATCGTGGTCGACACCAACCTGGACGACAAAGAGCTGGTGATCTACGACGCCGGCATGATCTCCATCGTCCCGATGGCCAACGGCAACGCTTCCGACTCCGGCAACTGGCGCACCCTGGACGCCACTCAGCCCGGCCAGGACGGTGAGCGCACCCGCATCATCGGTGACTTCGGCATGGAAGTGCGTCAGTCGAAGACCCACATGGCGCGCCTGCGCAACATCGGCTAAGGGGAAACGATATGGTAGTGGTCGGAAAACCCGGCCTCTACCACTTCGCCGGGGTGCTGGTCACGGTCCCGGCAAGTGGAGAGGTAGACGTACCAGGCAAGGTGGCCGAGGAGATGAAATCCCGCGGCTTCAAGGGCAAGCCTGGCAAGCCCGCCAAAGAACCACCCAAGGAATAACGCATGACGCTGATCATCGAGGACGGGAGCGGAAAGCCCGACAGTGAGTCGTACGCCACGGCCGCCGAGCTGGTCAGCTATGCCGCGAACTACGGGGTGGCTGTTCCTGGCACCGAGCAGGCTCAGGAATCGCTGCTCCGACGCGCCGCAATGCAGATGCAGGTCATGGGCTGGAAAGGCCGCAAAGCGAGCGCTGCGCAGGCTCTGGCGTGGCCTCGTGCTGATGTCGAGCTGGACGGCGAAGTTCTGCCGTCGACCTACATTCCGGCGCGCATCCACTACGGCCAGATGGCTCTGGCTGCCGAGATTCACGCTGACGACATAGACCCGCCTGCCCAGCGACAGGGCGCAGTGATCCGCGAGCGGGTAGAGGGCGCCGTCGATGTGCAGTACGCCGAGAACAAGTCGGGATACCTGCTGCCGGCCGCGCCTGACCGGCCTAGCCGGACACAGTTCGCTGACTATCTGGTCAAGCGTGGCCTATTTGCCGTGAGGGTGTGACATGTCGCAGTTCTATGACCGCATGGCCTCGACCGCTCTGCGGTTGATAGAACAGTTCGGCCAGCCCATTACCCTGCGCGATGAAGTCCCTGGCGGGTACGATCCCGAGACTGGCATCGTTGCCGATCCGGTGATTGCCGAGCAACCGGGTAGCGGAATCCTTCAGGACTACACGCTAAGCGAGCGTGCCGGGATATCGAATCAGCCCGGCACGCTGATTCAGCAGGGCGATAAGAAGCTGATCATGGCTGCCAGCGGGCTCACAATGCCAACCTTGACGACCAAGGCTGTGGTCGGCGGCCATACCTGGACCATCGTCTCCATCAAGGAGATCAACCCGGCCGGCACTCCGCTCATATACGAACTGCAGGCCCGCCGATGAAAGGCTCGTTCTCGTTACAGCTGCGCGAGTTCGCAGAGAAGGCCAGCGGAAACATGACCGAGTTCTATCGGGCTGTGACCATAAGCATCGGAAACTCGGTTGTGCGGCTTTCGCCAGTGGATACAGGGCGCTTCCGTGGTGAATGGCAGTTTACGGTTGGTCCAGCCGCATCTGAAACAGGGCGCGAAGACAAAAGCGGGTCGGCAACGGTCCAGCAGATCGCATCAGACGTGATCCAGTTCAAGGCTGGCGAGACCGGCTACATCTCGAATCTGATGCCGTACGCCATACCGCTTGAGTACGAGGGCTGGTCTAAGCAGGCGCCGGACGGGATGGTGCGAATCACGATGGCCCGCATTCAGAACATCATCGCTGCCGAGGCGGCAAAGATCAGAGATTAACCCATGTCGCATCTGACTATTCGCGGCCTATTCCAGCAGCGCCTGGCAGCGTGGGCGACCACAAAAGGTTTGCCTGTGGCGTGGCAGGGCGTGTCGTTCGCGCCGCCCAGCGGCATGTATCTACGTGCCTTCATGCTCCCGGCCGGCACAGACAGCATCGACATCGAGGGCGTGAGCCGCACATTCACAGGCGTGTTCCAGGTCTCGATCATCGCTCCGAACGGCAAAGGCACCGGGGCAGCAGAGGCGCTGGTCCCTGAGTTGGACGCGCTGTTCCCGATGGCGCTGCGGCTGACCTCTGGCGATTTCGCCGTGCAGGTTTCGGCGCCGGTAACCCAGGGGCCGATCATTCCTGGCGACGTCAACTTTACGGTTCCGGTCTCGTTTCAATACCGAGCCGACACCTAGCCATTTTCAAGAATCAAGAGAGCCCGCCATTGAGCGGGTTTTTTTGTGCCCGCTGTTCCA